AAGGCCTTTGAATAAGACAAAAGGCTGCCTCATCGCTAACTTTGCAACAGTGCCCTTTTATCTCTCATAACCACCAGCGTCGATGCCGCCGGAGATTGGTATTTGAATATTCTGGCCTGCGGTGCTGGCTTTGCCTCAGAGACAGGAATAGGACGAGATTGACATGCAGTGATAAGTAACGCGGAGGCAGCAACCAGAGGAAGTAATACGTGTTTCATTGTACCGAACAAAATCCTTATCTTTACGAAAATCATGGCGCCTCAAGGCGCCATAATGCTCAATCGAGGCGTTTTAGAATATCGGCCAGATCTTCTTTGGTCATACCCGAGTTTTCGTAAATCTTCATGACCTTTTCACGAGCCTTTGCAGTAGTCTCTAATGACGTAGCTATCTTATCAAAATCACCCATCGTCATATTGGACAGCACCAGATTGATGATGTCTGCCTTTGACAGTTTTATGCTGCGTTCACGCAGTCGATTCTGAAAGGTCTCTAGTTTATCGTTTGCTTTTTCGGTTAACTGAACCTGGCAGTGTATAGCGCGTTTCTCGCTCATGCTTACTCTCTATTCAAAACAGTGAAATCGAATGTGCTGCCAACCGGCAAGACCCCCTCGGCAAACCCAGGCGTCGTGTCGATAATGTGTTTCCGCTCATATGAATGCGACATGAGGTATTTGTTGCTCACGTCGATGAAGTCGGTAATAAAGCACACGTTAGCCTGATTCTTTTTGGCTCGAAGACCGCGACCCACACGTTGACGCATCTCCACTTCGGCTTTGCCGCCACCACCCAGAATCACCGCGCCTACGCTTGGAACGTCGACACCAACATCCAGAATGGTTGAACCAATGAGAACATCTATCTTGCCTGCCGCCAGACTATTAAGTTTTGCTTGTCGGGTAGTCTGGTTTGATTCTCCGTAGATGAAATCGACCTTCAGGCCACTCTCTTTCATCATTTCCATCAAGATCTGACCATGACGCTTCAGACGAACCAATGTCATACAGTTCAGACCGTGACTCTTGTACATTAGCGCTTCACGCACAATAGCTTCGTTGCGGCCCAGATTATAGACGATGCCTAACTGATAGGCTTTCTGGTAAGCCGTGCTCATTCCAACCCGAAAATTCAGGTGTTTTGAAGCAAGTTCGGCTCTAATCCGCGCCTCATCTGGAGTGTACGCGATTTTATGATATAAAAAGTATGGTTTCGCTAAAATACCTCTGTCGATCAAATATTTCTCCGTTACTTTTATCTCGATGCGACCCGCAACGGCCATGAGACGCATATTTGCTTCAGTCGAGTCCTTCATGAACGGCGTAGCTGTCAGCGCCAGACGGTAGTCGGCATTGATGCACAACCGGGCGATGTCGTAGAAGTTAGAACCAGATGATTCGTGTGCCTCTTCCAGAATCAGCAGAGAAACGCTGGACAGGAAGCGTTTAACCAGTTCCCGGCGCTTCAGGTGGTACTGTTTTTTCTCCGGTGATGCGTCGCGCGGTGGCTCTTCGAGAAAACTGGCCAGGGTCTGCACCGTGGCAACGTTGATATGGCGCGAGACCTGGAACTCACCCGATCCAATCACCCCAACTCTCTGACCTTTCAGCCACGGCTCGCCATTCTCCGCGCGGTAGTCGATGGATTTCTGGAAGTTCTCTGCCATCTGGAACATCAGAACCGATCGCGTGGTTAAAAACAGCGTCATACGACCAATGCGAGCAGCAGCCTTACACGCTACGTTCGATTTACCGCCACCCGTCGCAATCTGGGCAATCATCATCCCTTCGCGCACCAGTGTTTCCACTGTCTGATCCTGATACGCGTAGTCCGGGTTATACGGGAATGGGTTAACCACCGGATTCGGCTTACCCAGCGCGGGAGCTTTTTCCTTGCGAACATGCACGCATTTGATGCCAGCTTTCAGAAGATTGGTCGCAACTGGCTTCGCAAACCCAGCCGGGAACGCGTTTTTACTCCAGTTGAACATCGTGCTGGTCCCTTTCCAGTCACCAGCCTCCACTTCATAGCTCAACATCTCCTGAACAAGCCGTTTCACGTTGTCATCAGCGCCAGAAATCAGCGCATTGACTGCATTTGATACAATCCGAACAGTCATAAACCTCTTTCCTTCGTGCCTTTTGTATGGTAATTGGCTATTATGTTAAGTAAGTGCTTACACAATGTATCGTATCAAAAATATGGATGTGAAAATTACGATTCTACAGGTGGAAGTCGCGAACCTGCGTCCGAACCCCTGGAATACCAACTCCGTTGGGGCGCAAAACTTCGAAAAACTGAAAGGTTCCATCGAAAAGTTGGGCTTTTTTAAGCCAATTCTGGCGCGAGAGCTGGACGGCGGCATTTTTGAGATTCTCGGTGGCGAACATCGCTGGCGTGCCGCGATGGAGCAGGGCATTTCAACGGTTCCCGTCATCTCCGTGGGCAAAATTAACGACCTGGTGGCCAAACAGATGTTCCTCGTCGACAACGAGCGCTACGGCGAAGACGATCAGGTCGCTTTGCAGCGCTTAATCGAAGAAATCCAGTCTGAAATCGACTACCGGTTACCCGAAACTGCTGCTGGCGCCTCGCCATCGCATGTTTCCTAAGCTGAAGCCAACCACCAATACCACCGTGGCCAACCAGTATTGGGGGCGGTACGTGAACAACAACTTTGCGGTGATCAGCCGTTCCGTTGTGGACACTCAGTACCGCGGTGTCGGCGTCTCCTATCGAATGATTAACCTGGTTAGCAGGATGCACGACCGGCCAATCATCGAGATCCAGTCGTCGATGAGCAAATACAACCCGTTCGCCATGAAAGCAGGGTTCCAGTTCATCCGTCCGGAGCGTCCGAAGAGCTATGAGAGTGCGTTGCGCGTCTTCCAGCGTCATTTCCGTTCCGACCCTGGCGACAACGAAGCGATCGTCAAAGAGCTGTTTGCCATGAGTGAGTCTCGCCGTCGTCGTGCGCTGCGTGATCTGGTCGCTGACTACCACAAGAACAGTTCCCTGGCCAAAGCCGGGCGTAATCGTGGCACGACGATTCAGGACATTGCCGACAGCCTGGTGGACGAGGCCAGCATCGTGAAGCTGCTCAAGGACATTCACAACCTGAGCTTCACGTCTCCGCTGTATGGCGTGTACCGAAACCCGGACTTTGGTCGTCAGCTGCCGGACACGCTGCCACTGCTGGCATTCGACAAACAGCCTTTGAATAAACCTCTTGAAATTGCATTACCGGCATAAGGATTTGCCATGACGTTGACCGACAAACAAAAAGACATCATCAAAACCATCAATTTAGGCCATGAGCGTGGGCATCTGCTCGATCTGGACGAGCTGCTTGAAGTGCTGCCGTACAAAACGACCAAACAGAGTATGCAGTTCTCTATCCGCGCACTGGTGAAAAAGGGGCTGGTGGAGAAAGGAATGTGCCGCCAGCGCGGTGATTCCGGCTACCACCGTCGCACGCTGGGACTGACCACGTTAGGTCGTGCCAGAGCCAAATTACTGGTGATGTAAGTCGGTCTGGGAGCCAGTTTGAGAGCCTGCTTCCGTATATATAAATACTAAGTGACTTATTAAATATATACGGAAGCAGGCTCTGAATACTCCCCAGCCCGGTTTTAAACACCCAGAAAACAAATTGGTTAGGCACTGAATTAAACAAGTTGTTTAGGAGCGCAAGGATGCGCTCTGAGTGTTTTAGAGGGATCTATGACTATAGAAAAAGACGAGAGCAAAACTCGCCTGACACCAGCTGAGTGGGCAGAAGCCGAAGCGAAGTGGACTTCCGGCGAATACACACTCTCCAAGCTGGAGGAAGAGTACGGCATTCGTCGTGAAACGCTCTCCAGACATTTCAAAAAGCGTGGATTAGAGAAAGGCGCGGACTCCGTTGGGAAGATGGTGCGCGAGTCGCTCAAATCCGACGCAGAGCTGCGTGCGAAGGCGCGTGCAGAGAAAATCGAAGAGCGCCGGACTCGTTACGACGATTGGGCGTTCGCACTCGGTCGTATGGTGATGCATGAGGTGGCCATAGCCAAGAAGGACGGCAGGCCACTGGCAGCCATCGAAGATGACCTGAAGAGTCTCCAGCGTGCCAGCGGCACACTCGCTAAGTGCTTCGAAATATCGTCGAAAGCGCTCGGTATGGATCGCGTGGAGAACGAGGACGACGAAATCCCGAACCTGGTATTTGGCGAACTTACGCCTTCCCAGGTGGCGCAGCTGCGTAAGGAAGATGATGAGCCGGATCTGATTGATGACGATCTGCTTGAGTCACTCGAAGAGGAAGCACTGAGCGAAGCTGAGGGCGATTCTGAAGCGTCTGGTGATGAAAGTGATGGGAGCGTCTGACTATGGCCATCCCGTCGTCTCTGAGTCTCGTACAGCTGCATTCTGGGCAGATGCAAGTCTTCCAGTCGCCACATCGTTTCAAAGTGGTGTGTGCGGGTCGACGCTGGGGTAAATCCCGGTTGTCGATCTCCACCATCATCCGCGCGGCAGCCAAAGAGAAGAAGCAACGTGTCTGGTATGTCGCACCGACTTACCAGATGGCTCGCCAGATCTTGTGGGATGACCTGCAGGAAGTTCTGCCGCGCAAATGGGTTCGTAAGAAAAACGACACCACGATGACCATCGTGCTGAAGAACGGCTCTGAAATCGCGCTGAAAGGTGCGGATAAGCCCGATACGCTTCGTGGTGTGGCACTGCACTTTGTGGTGCTCGATGAATTTCAGGATATGAAGCCTGACACCTGGTACAAGGTACTGCGTCCGACACTGTCCTCCACCCGTGGCGGTGCGCTGATCATCGGTACGCCAAAAGGCTTCTCCGAGTTCCACAAGCTGTGGACTATCGGTCAGAACAAAGATTTGCAACGCAAGGGGCAGTGGAAGAGCTGGCAGTTCGTTACGGCCGATTCTCCGTTCGTACCGAGCGCGGAAATCGAAGCAGCGAAGAACGATATGGACCCTAAATCGTTCGCACAGGAATACCTGGCCAGCTTCGAAAACATGTCCGGACGCGTTTACTACCCGTTCGACCGCAATGTGCATGTGAAGCCACTCCAGTTCAATCCGAAACTGCCGATCTGGGTTGGTCAGGACTTCAACATCGACCCTATGTCATCGGTCATCCTGCAACCGCAGCCAAATGGTGAACTGTGGGCTGTGGACGAATTGGTGTTGTTCTCTTCTAACACGGCTGAAGTGTGTGACGAGCTGGAGCGTCGATACTGGCGCTGGAAATCTCAGGTCACTATCTTTCCTGACCCGGCAGGTGCGTATCGCCAGCACGCACGCGGCGAATCTGACGTCGACATCTTCAAAGAGAAAGGTTTCCTTCGAGTCGATTATCCGAAGAAGCACCCGCCGATCGCAGACCGTGTTAACGCAGTGAACCGCATGTTGATGAGTGCCTCGGGCGAAACCCGGTTGTACATCGATCCGAAGTGCAAACACCTCATCGACTCGCTGGAGAAGGTGATCTACAAGCCAGGCTCACGCGATATGGATAAGACTGGCGGCATCGAACACAGTGCGGATGCGTTGGGTTATCCGGTTCATCGTAGGTATCCGGTGAAAAATCGTGTTATTCTTGGTGGATCTAGATAGGTAAGTACTTACCTAAGTGGAAAGGAAAATCAAATGGAATTGACTGACAAGCAAATCAAAGACCTTGTGGCACGACGCCACCCTGAATATGAGAAGAAAAAAGAACATTGGGACTTCCTCGCCAGCACCTACGCTGGCGGGCGTGCCTGGTTCAACGACAATATCTTCCGTTACTTCAAAGAGGGCGATCAGGAGTTCAAAGAGCGCCTGGAACGCGCTTATCGCTTCAACCATACGCGCGAAGTGGTAAACCTCATCAACAAATACCTCTTCAAAGAGGTCATTCACCGCAACACTGATGAAGCACCGGAGCAGATCCGCAATTTCTGGAAGCGAGCCACGCGCCAGAACGCCTCCATCGATGCGTTTATGGCGGCTATCGATCTGCAATCATCCATTTATGGCCGTATCTGGGTTGTCGTGGATAGCACGATGAACGTCGATGTTGAGTCTGTTGCAGACGAGAAGAAAAATGATGCGCGTGCCTACGCTTACTGGATTTCGCCGCAGCAGCTGCTTGATGTTGCCTGGGATGAAGACGGCAATATGTTGTGGGCGCTGATTGTTGAAATCGCGCGCGACGACGAAGATCCGTTCACTTCAACCGGGCAGGAATACCAGCGTTACCGTCTGTGGACGCAAAACGAGTGGTATCTGTTCCGTGAAGAAGTGAAGAAGGGTTCCGGAAATAGCGGTCGCCGTCAGGCCAAAGTCGTTCTGGAGGATAGCGGCCAGCATAATCTGGGCGTGGTGCCGGTGTTCCCGGTGGATTGCATTGGTGAAAGCGAGTCTCCGTATTTTAGCCCGTCGTTGATTGACGATATTGCCTATCTTGATCGCGCCGTGGCCAACTACCTGTCGAACCTTGACGCGATTATTCAGGATCAGACATTCAGCCAGTTAGCGATTCCGGTTCAGTCCCTGCTGCCGGGCGATGAAAACCACACCAAAGTGCTCGAAATGGGGACAAAACGTGTCTTCACCTTCGATTCTGAGAGCGGTAATCAGCCATTCTATCTGTCTCCAGACCCGAAACAGGCTCAGATGATCATCACCACGATTAAGACGGTGATTAATGAGATCTACCATTCCGTTGGTGTGGCTGGTGAGCGAACCAAGCAGGATAACGCGCAGGGTATCGACAACTCTTCGGGGGCAGCGAAGATGTACGACTTCCAACGTATTAACAGTCTGTTGGTGACAAAAGCAGAGCGCCTCGAAAGGGCAGAACGCCAAATGATGGAGTTGGCTGCGAAATGGATGGGCATCGAATTGGATGAAGACCACTCTCTGATCGCTTACCCGGAGAGTTTCGATATTCGTGGTCTGACTGACGAATTTGCCGTCGCTGAGAAATTGTCGCTGTTACAGGCGCCTGATTCTGTACGTCGTCATCAGATGGAAATGCTCATAGAAAAGATCTTCCCGAATATTTCCGAAGCGATGCAAAAGGAATTTAAAAAAGATCTCTTGAAATTTCCTCTAAAAAATGCTCCTGGCGCCCTTGAAAATAAGTCAGTACTTACTTATGATTGCGATACAGTCCAAGAAAGCGGACAAGATCAACCCCGAGGGAATGGGGACTCATCTACTCAAGAGACCGAGTGATAAGTAACGAAAAGGTATTTCTATGAATCTGTGGCAAATGCTTATGGCCCGTCGTGGCCTGATGGATGTAGCCGAAGCGCATGAGCGCGGCGGCGCTGGTGGCGGTGCTCCTGCTGGAGACAATGAGCAGAGCATTCAAGACCCAGGCAAACAGGGCGAGCAAAAAGAGCAACCGAAGGGTGACGACGATGAGTATGCCGGTATGACTCAGGAAGAGTTGCTGGCAGAACTGCGTAAGTCTAAGAAAGCCGGTGCTGATCTGTTGAAAGAGAACATGAAGCGCAAGGAGAAAGAGCGCACATTGGCCGATCAGCTGGCTCAGTACGGTGATATTGACCCGACGCGTGCTCGTCAGCTTCTCGAAGCTGAACAAGCCGCAGAAACCGCACGTCGGGAGGCGGAGCAGGCTGAACTGGAACGTCGTGGTGAGTTCGATGCTGTGAAAAAGCAGATGATCGAAGCACACCAGACTGAACTGGCACAGCGCGACGAACGCTACTCCGCTCTGGAGAGCGAGAACGCCGCACTGAAGGCTCAACTGGTCGAAATGACTGTTGGTGTTTCCTTCAGCAGTTCTGCTTTCCTGCGTGACAAAGTTCTGATGACTCCGGCTATTGGCCTTGCACAAATTGCTGACGTTATGCCTCAAGTTTCTGCCGCAATGGATAAAGCGCAAGGCAATATCTCCAGTGGAGATACGGTACGCATCATCTTTGGCGTAGCTACCATTCTTGTGGCAGCATTCATTGCCTGGTCCCAGGTTCGCAAGCACCAGAAAGGATTAGTGTAAGTATGTTCGACGGCCTGTTGTTCAAAATGAAATCCGCTTTGTTCACTCTGGCCGCCGTCATTCTAGTCCTTGTCGGCGCATACTCCTATGGCGGGTATATGGCCAGACGCAGTATGGAAGAGAAAGAACGGCGGGAAGATAACAAGCGTCTTCAAAGCACAGTGGAAGTGGTGAATGAGACGAACAGTGAAATACGTCAGAAAGATGCTTCTGCCATTCATCGTGAGCTGCATGATAAGTGGGTGCGTAATTAAGCCACAGACCACCAGCGTGTTGTTCTGCGATGGCGCTGAACCTATTTATATCAGCAATGACGATGTAATGACCGAAGAAACCGAACGCCAAATCCTTTTTCACAATACGATGGGAGAGAGAGTTTGCGGTTGGTGATGTCGAAGTTCCCCTCAAATGAGGGGGACACATTATTCTTCGAACAATTTTTCGATAGATTTTGTTGGATAGAACAAAGAACGATCGTTGTTACCAACCAGCTGGATAAAGCCCAAACTTTTATAAAACGCCCTGGCTTTATCGTTCAACGCCTCAACGAAAAGCCCATGAATGCCTACCGCAAGAGATGCATTGTACACAACACGCATTGCGTGAGTTACAAGCATTGAGCCAAGCCCCTGACCTTGAAGAGATTTGTCCAAAGCCAGTCTGCCTAAAGTGATACTTGGGACATGCCGATAAGGCACTTTCTTTTGCTGACTCTTTGAAGGTAAGGTTTCTTTCTCAAAGCAGCTGCCTGACAAAGTGTAATAACCTAATACCTTTGGTATTTCTTCTTTAGTGCAAAGCACATAAGCGCGAAGAATTTTTCCTTCATGCTGTCTTTTTAAGTGGTTGGTCAAAAATGCGTTTAGCGACTCTTCGCCGCAATCAAAACCGTTTAGATCATAATCTTTCTCTCCAGAGAAAATCTCGATCGTCGTATTGCTCACGAGTAAATTACTCCATGCTTTTCAGACGATTGGCAGCTCGTTTCAGCTTGTCGTTCGGTGCCGGAGGATTGCTTATAGCATCCATAACCAGATTCCAGGACTCTTCACTTAGAACCAGTCTACGGTGTTGCTCTATCACCTTCACGGCACGTTCGGATGCACTGCTAACCATGAACTGGGTAATGCTCTGGTTAGACATTGCGGCAGCTTCCTCGATGATGCTTTTATCGTCATCGGTTAATCTCAAATCGATGCGCTGCTTTTTCAGTGCGGACATGTGTACCCCCTGATGGCCGGTGATGTAGGAAGGCCATCATTGCTCTCTATTTAAACTGAGTTTTCGACTCAAAGGTTATTTAACTGGGCTATAGCCCATTGCGTATGTGTCATCAAATTGTGTACGGCAATTTACCGTACTCGTAATATAGAGGTGATTGTCACTTTTTTCAACAGACAAATGAAAACAGTTACTAGCAATAGGCAATAACAACCTACTAAATAACCTTTACACCGCAGCCGTAGGCATTTAGGCTATATCGCATATAAGAAAACAAGTTGTTTCATACGACAATAATTCACGCAAAGGAAACTCACCAATGACCAAGATCATTGTGGTTGGCGGCACAAAAGGCGGCCCAGGCAAATCTACCGTTGCCCAGCAAATTGCGGTATGTCTCAAAGTTAAAAAGAAAAAGAAGGTTCACGTCACCGATATCGATATCCAGCGCACCACGACCAGCTGGTGTGAAGACCGTCGCCAGAACGAAGATCTTGAACTGATCCCGTTCGCTTATGTGCAGGACGACATCGTCAAACATCTTAAATCGCTTCAGGGGCGAACTGATTATGTAGTGGTAGATGCTGGTGGCTTTGACTCCGAAATTCAGCGTCTGGCGATGCTTATGGCTGATGTAATCATCATCCCGCTGCGCCCTAAACGTCGTGATTTGAAATCTCTGCGTGATATCGACCCGATTATCGACAACGTTCGCAATGTGAACGAGAAAGTTAAGATCCGCGCGGTAATAAACCAGTGTCCGTCATTGCCTTCCCAGGTATCACGTATTCTGGCCGCGAAGGAAATTGTCGAAACTTTCGGCATCGAGGCTGCGCCGGTTAACCTGTACAACCGTAACGTTTATGACGATGCGGAAGAGGCAGGTCGTTCTATCTTTGAAATGACTGGCGCTGAACGCGATAAGAAGGCAGAAGCCGAGTTCGAAGAGTTTGTAGATTACATCTTGAGTCTGGAGGAAGAATAATGTCCATGAGAATGGGAGACCTTGCAAAGCGCAATGAGCCTAAAGAACCGGCCAAAAGCAGCACTCCACTGCGCCAGCCAGTCAGACCGCAGGGGCGTCCGACTCGTGGCAAAGAGAAAATTAAAAGTCGCACAATGTCACTGGAAGACGAATACTTCGAACTGCTGGAGATGATGAAGTTCATCCCTCGTTTCGAGAAGTTCACCCGTTCTGACGTGATTCGCGCTGCTATTTTCCATCTGGCAGAGAAGTCACCGCAGGAAATCGAGGACATCGTGAAACTTAACGAGGCGATCACAGCTGCCGATGTCACGATGCGTACCGATGAAATCAAACGAGAGTTGATGAAGAAAGGTTAAAAATTATGCATTGGCGCAATGTACGCGCCAATGCATAAGTACAGTGTCAGCTTTATGCCGCGCTAACACTATGTTCATTCCTAACCACCCCAACCTTCACAAAAGGGCTGCCGTAGCTTGGTGGCTTCTTGATTAATTTGCCTACATACAGTTTTCTAATATGCTCATCGGCTATTCTGCCAACAAATTCATAACGTTTTGTGTCGGGGCCAAGAGCTATATCCCTTGTAAAGTACTGCTGAGAACCGGCTTTGACCCAGCATTCAATCTGATAAACTTCCATTATCAGGCCCCCATATGTAGCGTAGGCATATTTGAGATTCTCGTCTCTTGGAACCTTTGCCCATACGCCACGCGTAGCTTCATATAATGCCAGAGCGGACATTCCTGACTTGTAGGTGCTGTTTAGCAGGAAGGCAAGACCGGCGTGCTCAGGAGCAATTTCAGTTTCCTCTTGCAGCACTAAGTGATGGTAGGCGTCCAGTGATATTCTGCCCATCATGGAACCACTTCCTCGTACCTTATTCGTAAGCTCTCCGACCCCCATAAGGTCGATGCATGTCGCCTCAACAAGTTTGGCTGTGGTTTCATCCATACCATGACGAAGAATATCTATGCCTAATTTTTTATTAGCCAAAAGTTCTTTGATCCGCATGGATTTGGGAGAGTCATCGGGATACTTGATGTGATCGAGACAACGAGTCGATTTGCCTTTTCCTATGTAAAACGGTCTTTTCATCTTGTCTTCTGTATCATAGAGACAGTAAACATAGTATTTAGCCTTATCCAATGATCTCGCGTATACCGATAAATCGTCCATTATTGCATCTCTTAGCTACTGACTAATGCGTTCTATTTTACACATAAGTTTTTAATCAATTTTACAGGCTCAAAGTGTAGAGCTTCTGGGTGTCTAAGACGACAAGTTATGCCTGTTTCTGTATATAAATAATAAGTAACTTATTAAATATATACGGAAGCAGGTCTTTTAAAAGACACCCACCAGAACAACTCCCTTCCGTTTCCACTTCCCAAAAATATCTCCAGTCGCTATGATTCGCTCACTTAGATAAGTAAGTACATACCTATTAAAGGGAATCATGTGAGCCAGATCTTCTTCAACACTATCGACAATGACCAGTACGATTTCATGACAGAGTGGAACACCGCAGTCATGGATAAGTGGGTAGCGGAGAACATTGGCCTGTCACGTTGCAAGGACGAGGCGGAACTGTTCGAAACCAAATGGTTTGACTATCGCGATATGCACCCGCTCATGGCCACATGCCTTTTCACTGAGGCATACAAGCGCCAGTACTCATACATCATGCTGTCGCATGGTCGTGAACACTATGAGACGGCTCCATTCACAACCGGTCTGAAGCGTGTGCCATATCAGGAGTTGTCGACTGCCAATAAAACGTCTCTATGGAAAGCACGCCAGTTTGCTGACCGCTATTGCTGCTCATACGACTACTTTATCTCCACCGTTCTTTCCGCAGCTGCACGACGGCTGTGGGACAAATTACCGCGCCCCCAGCATCTCTGGCAGCCCGAGTTGATCGATATATTCGAAGAGAAGTTAGCCAAACGCGCTGTAACCCGTCTGGATGACTCTCTGGTGAGTTTTAAGCATCTTGGAGACATGCAGCGTGACCCGATTCAGGAACGCTATTTTGAGTGGATTCTGGAGCGTCTGCGTGGCATTACCCGAGATAAACGCATCCGTATCATCTTCTCCGCTGTCTGGTTGATGGAAATCGTGCCTGAGCGTGTGATTTACGCGCACTTCCCGGAAGAACTGGAAGAAGCACGGCGATTCTGTTGATCCCCTATCTGGCTTTTTTAGTATTAGAAAACAAATTGTTTAAGCACCAAAGGAAAGCACATGACCGAACTTTGCCACACAGGACGAGGGTTGTCTGAAGAGTTCGACGACGACTTCCAGAATAGACTCGCTGCCTACTTCTGTCGCGACCATGAGTTTCTGACTCGCGCAGGCGATCTGGTTGCCCCAAACCAGTTCTCTAATGCGGCTAACTCCATTCTGGTTAACATGGTGTCGGGCTACTACAGAATGTATAAGAGCGCACCATCATCATCAGCCATCCTCGACATGCTCAAACGCGCCAAACGCGATAAGACGATCCGCGAAGAGCTGTTCCCTGACGTTGTTGAGGCGTTTAAGCGCATTCTCGCTGAGAAGCTGTCAGATACGGCGTACATGGTCGACCAGGTCGCGACATTTGCTAAAAGCGTAGCGTTCGACGATGCGCTAATTAAAGCGGCTGAGATGAAAGAGAAGGGCGATTTCCAGGGCGCGATGGCAATCATGGCTAAGGTCCAGCAAATTGGCTCTAACGAAGCGACCGGCATTTACGATTACTTCGCAGAATCAGCGGAGCGTTACAAGGCCCGTGAGTACGAAGCGTCCGACGATTACGTGCCAAACAGCATCACTACCGGCCTCCCGCTGCTCGACAAACTGCTTTACCAGAAAGGCTGGGCAAAGCGTGAAATGGTGCTGTTTATGGGCTTCGCTAAGTCTGGTAAATCGACGGCGATGGGGGAGTTTTCCATCAACGCCACGCTTGCCGGTTACAACGTCCTGTATCTGTCGCTGGAAGTTCACACCTCCATTCTGTCAGATCGCTTTGACGCCCGTCTGTCTGAGACCGAAATGTCCAGGCTGGTGGAACGTCGCGATGACGTCCATCGCAAACTGGCGGAGCTGGGTGCGACGAAAGGCGTGGGAAGTTTGTGGATTGTTGAACGACCGTCCGGAAGCATGTCGCCCGCAGATCTGGATCGTATGTTGGGCAGCATGAAAGCCAACGGCATGGTCCCCGATATGGTTGTGGTCGACTACGCTGACCTGATGCGTGCCAGCTACGACCTCCGCGACGACCGCGCTAACATTCGCAGCATCTACACTGACCTGCGTGCGCTGTACGACAAACACAACGTTGCCGGCATCACGGCATCGCAGACTAACAGAGAAGGTGGCGCTTCTGAGGTGGCTACAATGATGCACGCAGCGGACAACATCGAGAAGGTGCGTATCGCTGACCTCGTTATCACTATCAACAAAACGGAAGAAGAAGAAGCGAAAGGCGAAGCGCGTCTTTACTTCGCTGGTTCACGTAACCAGAAAGGCGGCGTAAGCATCCGCGTTAAGCAGAACCTCGAACAAATGCGATTCATCGAACGCATTATGGACGTCCTCTAAAAAAGAAGGCGTGGGGAAACACTCTCCACGCCTGTCTCCAGAAGAGAACAAATTTCTCTTTTGCCAAAACCACAAAAGAAAAAACACATGAGCCTTTATGGTATTCAAATACCGAGGCTTATCAAGATATTACCTGCAAAAAATAGGGGTAAGAACGTGAGCGACTTGAAAGAATTACTGACCGAGCTGGATTTTGAGCAATGGCTCGATATGGAAGGGATCATCTACCGTCGTGGTGGAGTCAGTACTCGCGGACGAGAGGTCAACATTAAAGAGTGTCCGGTATGCGGCAGCTCAAACTGGAAGGTTTATTTCAACCTGACCAGTGGTGTCGGCAAATGCTTTGCAGGCGATCATCCCGAAGAGATTCAGTTCAACAAGCTGGTCTTCCTAAAGCATTACAGCGGCAAATCTCGTCGCGATTTTGAAGAGTACGTCCAGAACGCGCTGATCTCACAAGGATGGGCACCGAAGAAGGAAGAGATCGTACTGGCCAGCAAGGTTGAACTGGAAGGACCGGTAGCTCTCCCGCGCCATTACGAACTCCCCATTGACGGTCGTCTTCCTGATTATCTGGTGGAGCGCCAGATTTCCCCGGAGCTGGCCAAATACTTTGATCTGCGTTACTGCGTCGAAGGCAAGCACGCATACGTCGATCCGTACACAGACCAGGTCAAAGGACAGGTATTCGATATGCGAATACTGATACCGGTTTACGATCTGGATGGCGTGATGAAGACCTTCCAGGGTCGTGACATTACCGGTGCAGCAGAACGCCGGTATCTGTTCCCCATGCAGCTGCCAGCATCGGGTAAATTTCTCTACAACGGCCACAATGCAGTCGGCAAACAGACTGTAGTTGTCTGTGAGGGGGCGTTCGATGTTATGGGGGTTAAACGAGCTATTTTTGATGAAGAAACATTACGCGATTACGTGGAACCGATAGGAACGTTCGGGATGCATCTATCTGGTAACACCACTCAGGATGCAGAAGATCAGTTGGGCGCGTTCCTGACGCTCAAGGCGCGTGGATTACGTAATGTGATTATGATGTGGGATAGTGAAAAGCAAGCTATACGCAACACGATGGCCGCAGCCAGGCGACTGACTAGTATCGGTCTTAATGTCAAAGTAGCGTGTTTGGGCGAGGAAGGACTCGACCCCGGCGATGCGACACCGGGGCAGATTATCAAAGCCTACTATTGCGCAAAACCTTATTCACGACAGCTTGAACTTTTAAGCAAGGTAAAAGGCATAGCTGCATTAGTTTGAACCAGTATTATCAACGGCTCGGTAGTGTCTAAATTATCCGTGGCGATTCAGTTCTTTTCGTGGGTATGTCTACTTATAGATATTTGTTTGTGTTGTGTTCTTGGTCGAATACAATTAATCTGCATGGTTAATGGACTAAAAATTGTCGTTCTTTGGGGGAGAAGTGAACATTGTAGATGCTCTTGTTCTCAAGAAGTTAATGAGCGTTGGTGATGAAACTGTTCTGTCAATCTTAAAGTTTTCAGCGTACAGCGGAGTGTCAACACTCGAAGAACTGGTAGTTAACTCCTCCAATCTGAAAATCTCAAATGGTAAATCTCGAGCAACTCTCGAAAGTTTCTTCGACGCTGCGAACTTCCAGGCTCTCAGGGACGAAGTAAAAACAGAGATTGATTCGTTCAAAAATAAAGGAGTTGAGATTGTTATCTTCGGTTCGAAAAACTATCCAATTTCGTTATATGATCTCCCGAAACCTCCACCCTTTCTTTACTGTAAAGGCAATCTAAATCTCTTAGAGAATAGGCTTTCATTAGCTGTTGTAGGAACTCGTGAAAACACCCCCAAGGGTGAAACCCTAACGATTAAAACTATTCAAAAGTTTGCGACTTATGGCTTCACGATAGTCAGTGGACTTGCACTGGGTATCGATACAATTGCTCATCGCGCGGCATTAGATGCCAAAACACCAACGATTTCTGTTCTTGTCGATGTGGAGTCTATTTCTCCCGCAAGTAATCGGGAACTCGCTAAGGAAATATTGGACGAGGGCGGACTTCTAGTTGCAGAGAATGCACCAGGAACCAAAGCAATACCTGCGTTCTTTGCTAAGCGAGACAGGATACAAGCAGGTTTATCTACTGCCGTCTTTGCTATTGAAACTTCGATAGATGGTGGGACGATGCACGCAGTCAAATCTGCTATCTCTATGATGCGTCCTGTCTTCGTTCCTGACGTACATAAAGCTAAGTATCCAGATCTTACTATCAAGGCAATTTCAGGAACTCAACAGCTAGTTAACGAAGGGAGGGCGATACCATACACGAGCGAATCTTATGAAGATATTCGTCTTCAATTAGAAGATATCGCGAGTTCATTTGGGTCGTTGAAAGCAAAAGGTGGCCTGCTGTGATAAAGGTCATCGTCCTCGATCTTGATGACACGCTTATTGATACATCAAGCCTCGAACCACTTCGGTTAGCTGGCCGATGGAGAGACATACCCAGGTACTTTAATGGTTGTGTCATCAATCAGGACGTTGTCGGCCTTGTTACAACGGCTCGGTCGGTTGGAATCAAGGTTGCTATCTTCTCGAATGCGCCTTCGAACTACGTTCAGGGGCTACTCAAACACTTCAGTATCACTGTTGATTATGTAGTAGCCTACCATGATGTAACGCAGCATAAGCCGAGCCCTGAGGGCGTTACTCGTATTCTCGAGTACTTCGGTGTTAGCGCCGACGAGTCAATTTATTTAGGAGATAGTAACCTAGATCGAGACGCTGCTTCCAATGCAGGAGTTGAGTTTTTCTCAGTAGATTGGGGTTCTGCCTCGGAGATCGATTCGTCACATAAGGGAATAAGCGGTCTCTCCGAGCTTATTGGAAAAAACTCGACGCGGAGCTCCGCAAGAACTGGACGTTCTGAGTTAATACAATCTGGGAATAAACTTCATCTGGGATTCTATTTAGATGGTATCAAACAGGAAGTTTGGTCTTTCAAGGATAACAAGAATACTTCTGTTCGCCGCTGGGTTAACAAGACTGTTGAGCTAGCTTCTTCATTCCCAGCCATAGATATAGTTGTTCGAGCGTTAGGTCACGCTGAGCTTAGGGCTGAAGATGGCGATAAAGCATTAGATACCTTGGGCAAATCGCTGGCTGTTGCTTTAGGGGCTTCTTACCAACCTAAGATATTAGAGAAAGATCACGTATTAGATAAATCGACTAATTGCACTGCAGCACAAAGACTCCACCAGGTCAGAGGTGCCTATAAAGCCGATTTTGATTCAATAGAAGCTAATTCAAATCCGACATTTCTGATCATTGACGACGTATTAACTTCGGGGGCTACAACTGATGAGATAACACGCTGTCTATCTCAAGCTTTTCCGAATTCAAGTATTTACATTTTTACGTTGGTTAAAACTCTCTATAGATTGGAGCTATGCACTGACAGCCAAGAACAACAACACAATAACCAACTGTTTTCAGATTTGTACAACCCAATCATCGACTCGCTGGCGGACGAAAGTGAACTATCTAGACATGTCAGGTCGAAGTCTAGTAGCAGGCTTGTAAGCAAGAAGTTTTCTGCTAACTACGCGAGAACCAACCATAACTTCATTTTCCACAATCTTCTCCAGTATTCTATCTCGTCTGAAGCGGCGTCTGGACAGCTATTTGCAGCAATTCAAGTTCTTAAGAATATGCTTCAGAGAGGGAAGCCAACAATAGCCTCGCGGAAGCTGAGGAAGGCATTTGGCATTGAACTGGATCAGAACGTTCTTAATACACCAGCTCAGGCTCTTGTGTCAGATAAGCCGGTTTTTTGGAATAGATTGATTCGAGGCCACAAACAGTCAGGAAACTACCCAGCGAAAAGGTTTTTTGATGAGCTGATACCGAAGTATTTCGGTAAGTACATTTTTGTAAAACAACTAATGCTCCCTGAAGTCCAGATTTACGATATGACTCAGGTCTACGTTGAACAATTCCAGAACCGACAGGTAGATTTTTACATTCCTCAAGTTGGTTTAATTATTGAGATAGACGGTCAGCAGCACCAAAATTCTCAGCATTTAGATGAAATGAGGGATGCGTTTACCGAAAGCCTGGGACTGAAGACTGTTCGATTCACTGTTCAAGAACTGGCATCTGAGAACCAGTCATTTATCAGTAAGATAAATTCGATTATTTCTCACATTCAGATCGTTGATGGTCTAGAGCGAAATGGTGTCCTAACGCCTCCTAATGGTATTTCTTTATTGAATTACCAAGAGGCTTACGAAAATGGAGTCGATGTTACTGACTCGCGATTGAGGCTGACCTCGGCGTTGCGTTTCCAGATACTGTTATTAGAGCTTCTTGAACGCGGTCAGATCAGACTAGGGGAGTTGAAAAAACTATTCATAGTCAATCGTGATGGAACTGATTTTGCTGAAGCGGCACTGGACGACCTGAACGATTTGTTATCGAATATCTTTCGTCTCATCGGCATTGAAGAAAAGCGAATTGAGGTTGCGCTGATCGAATCAGATGAGCTTCCGAGCGAACGGTCTGGTGAAAATATATTCATCGACTTCAGCTTACTGGAGCGTTATGACGATTCCTTTCAAGTTAACCAAGACGTCATATATTCACGTACGGATTACTTCGATTTCTATCGAAACTTCGAAGATTCTGATGCTGTTTCAATAGAAACCAGTCAATTGATTGACTATGACTTTTTTGAGCTTTCATGTAGTAACCCCATTACCTACAAGCTAGATCTTAGCCCAGGCAGCGAGCAGAGAGAGTCGCTGAGATACTTCCTCAGCAACCTGTTTCTACCATACCTAGAGGATGTAGATTTCAGGGAAGGGCAGGTTGGTATCATAGGATCTGCACTTTCGAAAAACGGCACAATAGGATTGCTGCCTACAGGTTCGGGTAAGTCGATTTGTTACCAGCTGTCTGCGGTCCTGCAACCAGCCGTTAGCTTTGTCGTGTGCCCGATAAAAAGTTTGATGTATGACCAGAAAGCAGATTTGGATAGCATCGGCTTCACTCGAAGCAATTTTATTACAAGTGATTTGAAGGCAGGAGAGAAGGCCAAAGTTCAGAGAGATTTCGGACGTGGTAAGTACTTCTTCGTTTTTATATCGCCTGAGCGATTCCAAACCCATGCGTTTAGAAAAGAGATGTTGGCTATCGGACTAGATCTCTCATTTGCCTACGCGGTGATCGATGAAGCTCACTGTTTGTCTGAGTGGGGACATGATTTCAGGACTTCTTATCTGAACCTGGCAAATACAATCGAACGGTTTGCTCCCAGTGCGAGTTATATAGGTCTAACGGCAACAGCATCAGTTAACGTCCTAAAGGATATTCAAACAGAGTTTGATATCCCAGATGATTTTGTCCGTACCCCCATGGACTTCACTCGCGAGGAACTATCATTCCACGTCATTGACGATAAAGGCCGTAAAGGTGATGCAGTCGTCGAGCTTGTTTCTGAAATGGAGGGTAAATGGAATTCAGATGGGGAAGACGGCAATAAGGCGGGGATCATATTCACTTCTACCGTCAACGGAGCTAAGGGGTGTTATAGCTTAGCGGGCCGAATATCAACACTCTTGAAGATGGATGTTAGATATTTTTCGGGGTCGGCTCCGAAAATGGGTGGATTGCAGGGAGAGGCTTTCGATAGATATAAGCGCCAAGTTCAAGACGATTTTAAAGAAAATAAATACCGCCTACTTACTGCCACTAAGGCATTCGGAATGGGCGTGAATAAGGGAAATATTGCCTATACGGTTCACTTCGGAATACCTGGGTCGATGGAGGCCTTGTATCAGGAAGCTGGCAGGGCAGGGCGAGATAAAAAACTATTCAAGGAAGTACCCGCAGATTGCTATGTGCTTCTCACAAAAGAGCCCAATTCAGCTATTCTCGACAAGATTTGGGACGCTAGCACGAACGTCAAAGATCTGAAGGAGTACGTGAAGTCATTGAGTCGCGATAGCGACCTGAACACAAATCTATTCCTGATGACAAACGGCTTGGGCACAATCAATGATGAGTTCAAGTTGATGGCAAATGTATACGAATTTTTTAAGTACAATCAGGAACACAACACGGTGACCATTACTGCCAGGCAGTTTGGTACGGAAAAGTTTAAATTGGAAAAGGCTATCTACCGCCTTTCTCAATTAGGTATTGTCTCTGACTGGGTAATCGAAGACTTTTTTAATGGAACGCTCTCTGTCGAGTTCCAGTGCCTATCGGAAGAAGGCCTGGAAAAGAAAATTGAGCATACCGTCAGAAAGTATGATCCTGAGTTTAAGCTCGCTGATGTGTTCAGTAGTGATAACCAGTACTACAAAATTCTCTGCGACAAGCTGAGAAAAGGGTCTATCGATAAATCGCAATTTATCTTTCTTGTTCTTTTACTTTGGTCCTATGACCATTTTGTCTACAACCGCCGCCAGTCACAGAAGAACGTTTATGAACACTGTAGTTTATTTGCTGAAGGCAGGATGGATGGTAAAGAATTTAAGGAGAAGTTAGAGGGTTATTTCAGACACGACAAGTCGAGCCAACTTTTGCTCAATATGGCTGAGAATTCTGTGTCGGTGAAGTTATGGCCATCAGTTTTTTTTGAAACTGATGAAGAAGAGGGCTCGGAACATTTAGTAAGCAGCGAGAAGATGACGATCCTACGAGGTCAGATTTCTCGATTCCTAGAGTCATACAAAGATAATGCATTCTTGAACTACTTGAGTGGTGTGCTGCGACTAGCTTCCGATGAGTTTGATGATGCAGATGGAGAGCGAAGAATGGCATCGTCATTTGATCGGTTGATCAGTGATAATAGGGATGAAGCACTAGAGCTGGTCCGAAAAACTATGCAGTTAAAACCAATATTTTCTGAAAATGCGCGAAGTCGCTTTGCTCGTTTGGTCCATGAGAAATTTGAAGATTTGGATTTTCTTGGGGAAGTAAATGAAGAGCTAGGAGATCCGTTCTCCTATCACACTTTGTTAGCTCCACTGGCAATTAGACTTGAAAAACTTACCAGCCTATACAAGGGGATTAATTGGTGAATGACATACAGAAACTACACCGGGTAATCGATTCACTCGAAGAGCAATCGACGCAAGTGGCACAGTTTAATGGCCTGTTGAGCGCCGTCAGCGATGCAAGAACTGAGATAGAGGCTGCGAAATCAACGCTCGTAAATCTAGCTTATGAACACGCTGAATTGTTTACGAAGAACTCGAATAAATTTGAAGAGTTTGACGGCCGCCTTATGTCACTAAATGATCTTCTAGGCCAGATCAAAGATGAACAGTTGAAACTAAGGCGTGAGGTTGCAGCCTTGAAGTTTGTAACACCAGAGCAGTTTGAACAAGGCTGCACAGCAATTGATAGCCGCATTGCTAAACAATTAGCGGAATTGAAAAGCAAGTTAGAGGCGGCGGCGGAGTCTCAGCAAAGATCGATAAGCGGGCTACGAACCATAGTTGTTTTAGGTATCTTGGTGTTGGCTGGAGGTGTCGGATTCTTGGCTATGAATATTTTTCTTTAATTTTCAGATTGTCATTCAGTTTTTAGTTGTAATCAATAAGTTGGAATACAGAGGCTTTTTCCTCTGCTGT